CCGCCCCGAAGACCGAGTCCGCCTTCACCCCGATCGCCGTCTGCAGGGCTGCTACAGCGGCTCCCTTGGCGCCACGACGAAGAGTCGGACGGGACTGCGCATCCTTCGCCGGGATGAGCGGTCGCCCAGGCGCCCCGTTCATGAAGCCGGCGATGCGGGTGCGGAAGGCCACCATGTCGAAGTCGGGATCGATCTTCCGGCCTTTCGGAAGAGCGAACTCGCGATGCCCGGCGCACATGATGGCCGCAGCCCCGATGTGCTTCAGGATCGCCGCGCAGCCCTGCGCATAGGACTGCAGTTGGATCTCCGGCCACGGCTCGCTCACGCCATCGTTCTCGGCCTCGATGCCGATCATCTGCGAGTTGCCGGCGGTGACGCCCTGCCAAGCGCCGCGGCCGGCGTGGTAGCAGAGGCCGGCGGCGATCACGTAGAACGTGCCGTCGCGCCCAAGACCGAGGTGAGCCAGCGGGCCAGCGAGGTCAGGCCGCCCATCGCGCACCGTGACGAGCGAGGGCATGTTACCCTTGGCCTTCGATGCGGTGTGGTGGCACAGCACGCCCTTCACCTCGCCCATCGTGGCGTGGCCGCGGGTCTTCCAACCATCGACCTCGGAGACCTTGAGGCCGGCAGCGCGGAGAACGTCAGCCAGCCATAGGGCGTTCGGCATCAGAGCGCCCCCTTACGCTCTTCGCACCGCCAGCCAGACCACTGCAATCGTTCTTTTTCAGCCGCCTCAGTGCATGCAGCTATACTGGTGAAACGTCGGCCGCTATCCTCATAGGAGGGCGACTGAGGTGGGTTTGTGAGGTAGATGAAGTTCGGCATTAGCATGAGAGCGTACAACATCAAGCGTCTCCCTTCACAGCGGTCTTGATCGGACGGCGGCGGGGCTTCTCGACACCGCCGGTTGCAGGCGGCAGTTCGTCGTCCGGCGTCGCCTCATGCTCGGCGTGGTCAAGGCCGCAAAGGCAGCCGTCCGCGTGCTCGTGCTCATCGTGCTCGTGCATCAGAGGTCTCCGGGCTGAAGGTGGTACTGCTGCATCCGCGTGGTGCGCGGATCGCCGGGCCAGTACGGCAGTGGGTCGAGCGAGCCATAGTCGCCCGTCTGGAACACAGCCTGCTCTAGGATGCGGCGCTTACGCAGGCCGGCCTTTTTCTCGCCGGCTAGGTTCGCATCGCAGTCGGGCCAAGCCGCAGCAGCCTCGTCCATCTTGCTTGCATTGATGAGCCGGAGGATGTCGGGCCGATCGTCGTCGGCCTTGGGGGGCTCGACAGGCATGTAGCGCGTGCCCGATTGGTAGTAGAGCGAGAACAGCGCGTCCCAGCCGTGCTGGGGGAGCGCGACGGTCAGGCGCCGGTTCAACTCGGGCTCGCGCTTGGCGATGTCCTTCTGCAGGAGCCGGAAGGCATCCCGCACCGTGATCTTGTCGCCGACCCGAAGCGCGGGGCTGTTGCTCCCGAAGCCGATCGACGGATGGGGCCCATCTTGGTAGGCCGTGAGGACCAGCGCCTCACGGTTCGCGATGAAGAGGACGCCGTTGCGGCTGACGGAGTAGGACACGGCGCCCTCTCCCATCAGTTGCCCGACGGCGAGAAGGTCACCAGCCCCTTGCCGATCTCATCGATCTTGGCGAGGGCTGCAGCCATCTCGGCCTTCGCGCTCTCCTGATCCTCGGCCTGCTGGGCCTTGCGAGCGGCAGCCACGGCCTCAGCGAGGCGCTTGCCTTGCTGGGTCGTGTAGGCGTCGGCCTTGGCTTCCAGATCGGCGAGCTTGGCGAGCAGGGTGGACGTGTTCTCGGACATGGTCTTCTCCATTCGGGTGAGTTGGACTTGGATGGCGTCAAGCGCGTGCGCCGACCGCCGGCATCGGCCGGCAATCTTCCGCAGGCGCGAGAGGATGAGGCAGGGCATCAGCGCCGCCGCGGCTGAGCACAGACGAGGGACGGGATGCCTTCGACATCGACGGCCACGCAGACCGGACGGTGACGCGCGGCCATGGCTGGAGAGGCCACCGCGCAGAGAAGCGCGAGGGCTGCGAGGCGGATCACGGTGCAATCAGCCCGTGCGCCCGAAGGGCGGCTAGGGTCGCGGCGATCTTCTGCGTGTCAGTAAGCCCATCGCTGATCGCGGCCTGCTGAGGCCCGACCACCTTCTTGGCACCAACCTTGATGCCGACCGATGTTCCCAGAGGCAGGATCGATCCCGCATCTGCCGCGTAGGGGATATCATCGACCACATGCCCGTAGACGCTCGACGGCGAAAACTGCACGTTGGTCGCACCGCTGTTGAGGTAGAGCGGCTTGCGCTGCGATGGGATGCCGACGACCGTGCATTGAAGCAGCGCCAGCGCCGCGCCGGGCGCGATCACGACATCCGGCGTTGCTTCGACATAGAGGTGTGTGTCGTCTACGATCTTCCGAACCCTGAAATACTGCGATGCGCCGATCCGAATGAAGGTCGGACCGGTGATCTGAGTTGTGAAAGAGGTGCCGACGCCCGTAACGTAGGCGCTGCTTAGGCCCGCCGTTCCGCTAATCGCATAAATGTTGTTAGCGTTGGCGGTGAAGGTCGCGGCCGACTGAAATTCGCAGGTCGCCAACTCATTCTGCATCGCAACGATGCGCGTGTAGAGGTAGTTGCCGGGCGAGAGAGCGTCCACGATGAAAACGTGCTGCCCTTCGCGGATGCGATCAGCTTTGGCAAAAAGCACATCTTTCCGGTTCTTCGCGTCCGTCGAACCGGGCGCATAAGAAGCGTATTTCAAGAACGTGAACGCCTGATCGTCGGCCACCACTCCGCCGAAGACATCAAAGCGATCAGGGTTGCCGCCGAGGCTTGACAGACCCGACGCCAGGGATGCGTCGGACGTGAGCTGCCCATTGTTCTTGAAGTCGCCACCGTAGGAGGCAACGTCGATGCCGCCGCCGTTATGGAAACCCGACTGCCCGTTATAGCTTGCCGAGCAGCCGTATAGGCGGATGCGCTCCACTCGGCACGGGGTCGTGGCCGGAAACGAGATGTTCGGCTCTGCAGCAATGGCCTGCCAGCCATAGATGGTGTTGGCGAGCGAGTTCGTGTTGGTGAAGCGCAGGTTGCCGCACAGCATCTGAATGCCGACGGAGGAGCGCTTGACGACCGTATCGGAGATATCGAAATCACATCCGATCTGGAGCCGGGCATCGCTCGCAACAAGACCGTCCTTGGTCGGCAGGATGCCGCCGTTCGTGAACCGGATACCAGGCAGGGCGAAGCCTGACGCAGGCGTGGAGTTGTTGGCGCCATCGAACAGGCAGCTGGCAATCTTGCCGGTGCTAGAGGTCGCCGAAAACGGCGCATAGAACCCAATCATGCCGAGGGCGTTGATTTTGTTGTTCAGGCAGTAGCTTAGGCCAAAACCAGTCGTGACTTGCCCCTGGCGGGTGTCGCTCGATCCCCATTGGACGCCGGTTCCAAGGATGTCGTCAAAGGTGCAATCCTCGCACTGTTCGGCGACAAAGAAGCCGCCATTCGGCTCTCCGATATCAACCCCGTTGTTGTCCTTCACAAAGAAATTGTAGCCGCGCATATGGATATCGCGGAACGTCGTACCCTTGTTCAACCGCGTTTCCACGGCATACTGATAGAACGGGATCGGCATGCCATTTGGCATGCCCTGCGGATAGGCCATATTCGAAATATCTTGGCCGTAAATCGACTCGATCGTGCCGCCGATGTGGCTTTGCGTGCCGATCATCTTGGTTGAGTTCTTGATACGGATATCTCGAAAGGTCGGGTTGCTGCCAGATAGCCCGGCAAGCGGCGCAACCATGATGTTCTTGGCGTTTAGACCGGTTACAGTGAGGTTGTCGCACTGATCGAACCAGATGCCGTGCCACGACCATTTGATCGCATACCGATCCTGTCCAGGGACGACATTGTTGCCGATCCGGTCAAGCGCACAGTAAGCCGAAACAAGATTGTCTCTGTTCCCATCAAGGCCGGCGTTTCGATCAAAAGCGAGAACACTGCTCGCCGCCCCCGGCAGAAGCCGAAGCATGCCCCGATTGTCGCCGTTGGCGAAGCCGAGGGTCTGCCGTAGCCACGCCCCGGTGCGGAAGCGCATATTGATCGGCGCGGCGAGAATGACTTCGTTCGCGACCCCGTAGAGGCCGGGAAGAACCTCTAGCGTACCCGCGCCACCCACCTGGGCACAGGCAGCGGTCAAGTTCGCCGAGAAGTCGCCATCAAGCAGTGTGCCAGCCTGGATCGCGGCATGAAACTGTGGGTCGATGAAGTCGAACGAGGTCGCGACATCTCCAAGCTTCGCCCCTACGAGACGCGTAACGCCAGCCGCATTGGAGCGAATGGTTGTCGCGCCTGCATCGAAGGCGATCTGATCCGTCGAGGCGACCTGCTGAGAGCCGCCGGGGACCGCGAAAATGGGCTTGCGAAGTGCCATAATATGCGAGTCTCCACGCAGAGAGACCCCGCCCAATTGGGCAGGGTGTGTCAGGGGCTGATTTTGGCGAGGGTGGCGAGTAGTAGGTCTGGCCTCAGGCCAGGATCACGAAGCTCTCAAGCTTGACGTTGATCTGCGTCGGTGAGGACGCAGTGCCGATCTGCTGTACGAAGCCAGAAGTCGGATAGGTCTGAGTGGGGCTGCCGTTCGCGCCGAGGTAGACTGGCCCAGGAACCCACGACCACGTCGGATCTTCGAAGGGCCCGAAATAGACGTACTGAGCTGTCCCGCCGATCTGAGTGGCCGCAATAGAGACGCCGACGACTTTGCCAGCCTGGGACGTGTCAGAGGGAGATGCGACAGCCACCCCGGAACCGTTGGCGCGGGCGTATAGAACCTTCGATCCATTCAGCGTCTCGGCTGCAATCGCTCCGGCGAC